AAAGAAAAAGGACCCACGGCTGTATTGTTTGATGCTGTTGAGTTTACAAATAAAGCGGTATAACCCACTGCGGTATTATTCGCGCCTGTCGTATTTGCTTTTAGTGCAGCTCTACCTAATCCAGTGTTGTTATTAGCTGTGGTATTAGCTTCAAGAGCCTGATATCCCAGCGCAGTATTATCGGTTCCAGTTGTGTTGGCTTCTAACGATTCTGCTCCAACAGCCACGTTTTCATCACCTGTGGTGTTGGCCCCCAATGCAGAAACCCCAACCGCTGTATTGTTTGAAGCAGTCGTGTTTGCATCAAGTGCGCCAGATCCCACCGCTGTGTTCGTAGCCCCTGTAGTGTTTGCGCCTAAAGCATTAGTTCCAACCGCCGTGTTGTCTCCCGCAGTCGTGTTTGCATCTAATGACCTATACCCGACTGCTGTGTTGGATGCTCCTGTGGTGTTATCGTTTAATGCCTGATCCCCAAAAGCTGAATTTGCGTTTCCAGTGGTATTTGCCTCTAGAGCAGAGTTGCCGAAAGCATTGTTATTAGATGCGGTGGTGTTTGCGGCTAAAGCAGATACTCCAAAAGCATTATTTGCAGACCCAGTGGTGTTGGCAGCTAATGAAGCTCCTCCAAAAGCACTGTTATACGAGGCGGTAGTGTTGGCTATCAAAGTACCAGTTCCAGCCGCTGTGTTATATGCGCCTGTGGTATTTGCTTCTAATGCTTTTTCACCGACAGCGGTATTATTGCTTGCAGCATTGGTAACCAAAGCTCTATAGCCAATGGCTGTGTTTTGACCGCCCGTAGTGTTTGTATACAAAGCAGCAGAACCCACCGCAGTGTTGTATTCACCTGTGGTTGTACTTAAAGCAGCATTAGCCCCCACGGCAGTATTGTGGTCAGCAGTTGTATTGCCTCCTAAAGAATTGTCTCCAACCGCCACATTGTTAGTGCCTGATGTGATTGCATCTAATGCGCTATCACCTATAGCTACATTATCTGTACCTGTAGTAAGCCCTGTGCCAAACGCACCTGAACCCAGACCTACATTGCCTGTGCCACCTAATACATCAAGTACATCAGTGACTGCCGCACCAGATCCAGCACCGTCTGTGGCGATCATTCTGATACCGCCATTTGGTATAACTACATTTGCGCCTGTACCTTGAGAAATCGTTACAGTATTACCAGCAGAGTTTTGAACTACCCATACGTTACTGATAGTGTTAGGAGCAAACGTCACGGTACAGGCTTGTGATAAAGAACCTGTAAGTGTTAGTGCTGTAGAACGAAAAGCGTCTGAAGCCCCATCAGCCATCGTTATGGTGGCGGTAGAGGCGTCTGAAAGAGCTTCCGATCCCGTTCCAAATTTTTCTGCGATCATTTCTAGGTTCAAATTTGTGGTCGTACCCCAAGTTCCTGAACCATCGCCTGTCGCCATTTCATTTAGACGAAGATCGTTTACATATGTACTAGCCATTTATGCTACCTCTTTCCAATCTGGTGTTTGACTGTCGTCAATAGTTGACCAACCCGGTGTTTGACTGTCATCAACTGCTGACCAATTCGGTGTTTGGCTATCATCGATAAGTCCCCAAACATTAACGCCACTCGTTGTACAGGCTGCTTCCACGCCTGTGACTGAAACATTTGCATCGCCATCAAACGTAACCGTTCCAACAGATCCGACCATTTCTGTTGTAGAAACTGGGACCGTGTTACTTGTGATCGTGGTGACGCTTCCAAGCCCTGTTGTTCCGGCAACTCCTGTGACACTGACGGTTGCTGTGCCCGTGACAGTAACTGATCCCAACGAGACTGTGCCTGCCACGCCAGTGACCGAAGTGCTTGCGTCAGCCGAGACTGAAACTGAACCAAGCGTTCCGGTGCCTGCGACACCCGTGGGGCTAACGTTTGCTGTGCCCGTGACAACAACCGTGCCAAGAGTACCAGTGCCTGATACGCCAGATACACTAACACCCGCATCACCGGATACAGATACCGATCCAAGGGTGCCTGTTCCCGCCACACCCGTGACAGAGACGTTCGCATCACCCGAAACCGAAACTGTACCGAGTGTACCTGTTGCGTCAGGGACCGCTTCGCCATTACCCCACGTTCCTTCACCCCATCCATGAGAGGAAGAATTCCATCCATCAAAGGCAACTTTGACATCAGCCACACGTTATATCCTATGCAATCCTAATAATTGCGTTACTAGCGTCTGCTGCTGGAAATTGAACAGTAAAGTCACCGCTTGTAGATGTTTTATCTGCTCCAAAATCCAGTATCGCTACTGCCCGGTTAGCGGACCCTGCTGTAGTTGAGGAATTATAAATCAACGCCCCTCTCGCAGTAATTGAGCTACTAGACCAAGTAGTGTCCGCAAAATCTGTAAGGGCTGTAGTTCCTGATGTGGTGGGATCTACATTAGTCAGCGTGTTGCCGCCAGCAGTATACCCCGTGCCTGTAGCAGAAACTTCGTTAGTCGTTGCATAAGCCGTAGTAGACGCTGACATAGTTGCACTACTGGTGTACAAAGCAATCTTGAACGTATTGCCTGTGCCTGTAGTGGTAGTCGTTCCTCCACCAGAACCGTTATGGAAATTATGAATTCCTTGTAAAAGTTCTGATTTAAACGAGGTTGCCATAGCTGTCGTGATAGCCATTATAGTCTCCTTAAAATATCAGCAACATCTGAATGACCCTGCTGAATAAATTCGTTAACAAGCGTTGTTCTGTCGCTTTTAACTGCTTGTTTAATAATACCTAAAACTATGTGATAAATGCGACTTTTAAAAGCTTCTGCCTGTTGCCGCACAATAGGATCTACAGAGTCTGACACACTTACTATTTGTTCTACCGCTCGTTCAGCTAATTCTTCAGGAGACAATCCTCTGCGTTGTGTTGTTTTTACAACAACCTCTCCTATATTTGATTCAACAGCCATTTTAAACATGGTTAAGCCATCCTCGGTACATCATGTCTATATTCATCCTCAACACCATAACCGTCTCCTACACGATTTAAATTAACCAACGCTTCTTTAAATCGTTGTTCATACGCGGCGGATTCTTCCGGGATTTTTAAAAAGTTTGAAGCTTCTACCAAACATCCGTACAAAAGCGCGTCTGGGGCGTTTGTAGATAGCCAAGTAGTTCCGCTGTCAGCTCCTGCAGTTAACGAAGCAGGGCGGTATTTATAGTGAAGCTCAAAGGTATAGCCACTAGCCGGGGTAGGAGCTAACAAAAAAGTAGAGTCGTCAAACAAAGCATAATACTTAGGGACGCCGCTTGTTGCAGAAGCTGGCGTATAAGACCGAATAAAAGAAACATGCTTTAATAAAAGATATTCGTAACTGCTGCTAGATATGACAGCCAAGCTATAAGGTGCAAGAAAATCACTAGGGCTAGAAAGATACGGGCTGTCCGTCGTCGCGGTTCCTGTGACATTTTTACGAAATAACGGCATATTGACGTTTTTTAATATCCGTTCCTCCGCTTCTTTTATAAAAAGGGCTAAATTATTGTCAAACGTAGTTTCTGTCGTTTCACAATAATCTTGAATAGCGGTTTTAAGTGTTGCGTAAGTAAAACTCATGTAGTTACCACCGTTACCGACCCTACCTGACCCACGTTTATTAAAGGAACAAAGGGATTAATTTCAGGAGTAGGAACTCCAACAGAAACAACCATAGGTTCATTACGGTCTGGTCTGGGGTTTAAAATAGCTTGAGGATCATCAACTTTAGGGTATGGATACAATTGTGGCTGTTTAGGCTCCCACTCGTCCCAACCAACCAAAGCTCCGGTCCATTCTTTTTTCATGCGGTCCCGCTTATAGCGAAAACCAGATCGATCAGAAATTCCGTATGCGTTTTTTGCTGAAGCAAATCTTGCCATCTTCAGACCCTGTAATAATCATAAGTTGGTGAAATTTGAGTAGATGCACGATCTCGATCTTCTTCAATAGCTCTTTGCATCTCTTCTTCGTATATTGATTTTAAAATTTGAATCATGGCTGGATTACGTTTCATAGCAAGGTAATACGCTAAGCCCGCCGTTAAACAAGGATAAAACCTAAAAGGCACTTCCATTGTGTCTGTGTAGCCGTCTGCATCATCCATCCGAACCAATCGGTCAAACTTAACTACATCTGAGCTACTATCAGGAACAGGCCACAACTTTAATTCTGGTGTAATCTGACGATCTAAAAAGAATTGATTAGCACGGCTACTTTGCGTTTTATTTGGAATAGCTAGGTAATCACCTCGACTGATTCTGGTGATTTGAAAATCAGTGCCGTCTCTTGTAACAACTGCAGACAATATATCAATAGTGGCTTGCACATTCGTAAGGTCTACAGCAGCAGATAAAGTAGTGCTGGCTCCGCTTGTCCCACCAGTAATAGTCTCTCCGTTACTAAACGTGCCCGAAGGCAAAGTAATAGCAAAAGAACTGCTAGAAGGCTTGCTTGTAATACTCGCCGTAGCTCCGCTTGTGCCGCCCGTAATAGTTTCTGCTACCGAAAAACTTCCAGAGGCTCCTACGGACATGGTAAGAGTCCCTCCGGGATAATTAGCTATGCCATCCGCTAACGTAATAGAGGTCTGCTCTATAGTCCACTGATTAAGACCTCTGTTAGCCCAATCAGCCAAAAGAATGTTTAAAGATCGACGGGCTGTTTTTAAATCGTAGCCCGTGCGAAGTTCCAAGCCACAACGCTCAAACGCTTCTTCTATGTACTCAGCAACATCAAGCTCAAAATTTACCGAACCAGAAAGAGCCATTATTCTTCGTACAAGTTATTGAAAGTTATAGACGGATCTAAGTAACTTTCATGGCCTTCAGCAGAGTGTTTCCACTGAGACGGTTTAAAATCAGGCACACCTTCTCCCGTAACCCACAAAGCTGGGCTGGTTGCTCTTACACGATTATTGGGTAACGCCACTATGTTTCCCTTCCATTTACCTTCTTCTGTTATACATAACACATGTGATTGTTTATGTTGAGCAGAATCATCCGCAATATCTGATTCTGTATAATCTACAGTAAACAAGTACTTAGAAGTAAAAAACTTTCCGTCAATTTTAGCAAGCCACGGAGAAGAACTTACCCTATCCATAACCACAACAGAATGATGATGAGACTCACAGTCCCAAGGCTGGGATAAATGATCAGCCATAGGTTCTGGATAATCTTGCATAGGCATGTCACAAACTAAGCCTTGTATCGGCATTCTTGCCCACATAGCTCCTCCGTGAATGTTACCTTCATCATTATCATCGCAATCTGCTTCGCAACCCGTAAAAACAACCTGAAAACTTAAAGAACGGTCAGGTACAGTATTTACCGCTATTGCCAAACAATGTAAAAATTCTCCATGATATTTCTCATGGTTATGCGTAAATTCCCTTCGCACCCAACATTTAAAATGTGGGATGTTGCTGATTAAATACGCCACTACATGCCAATATCTTTCTTCTTGGACATTTTCATTACTGAACCGCCTTTAGACTTTTTCATTACGGAGCTGTTTTTAGATTTTTTCTTTTTAGCCCCTGCGTTTCCTATGTTTACTTTTGAACCCGGCATAAATACCTCACATGTGTTTAGTGATTTTACGGCGGTCATCTAAGACAGCACCGCACCCTTTAGCTATTTCTTGACGAACTTCTCCGCCACGAAACATATTTTTTACTGTTGCTTTTTTAGTGTTCTTAACAACAGTTTTACCTTTTTTTCCTTCTCGTTTTTTCTTTTTAGCAGTAGCTGCGCGTTCTGATTTACTCAAGGAACGAGCTTTAGCTAACGGCAAACAACGATCTGGGTTTTTCTTGTTTTTAGAAGTCCCGCATTCACCAACAATATTACCCTTGCTATCAATACGAACCCATTTTTGATCACGCCATTTTTTTAAAGCACCCATCAGGCTTTTTTCCTTTTGGATTTTTTTGCGTAATTAGGATCTTTACAATACTTAGACGCCGCCATGTTTGCGTAAGCAGACGGATAGGTATCAAAAGTGCGTTTTGCCCAAGCCTTCCCGGCAGCGCAAATTTTGCTGCCTTTGCTTTTTTTTGAAACCCCGCCGCCTTTACGGTAATAAGTCAAGCCTTTTGGCATAGACGCTCTGTTCATTTACCACGCCTCGCAAGACCAATAACGGGCACTAAACTTATCCTTGGCTGTATCGCAATTATGTCGCGCTCTAAAGCTTTTTCGTCGAGCCGGTTGGTTCTTTTTAATCGTCATATCAGGATCGCCAAAACGAACCATTTTAATCTGGTCCCCTTTTTTAGCTAATACAACAGACTTTTTAGAACCACCTTTTGAACGTTTTGGCTGGTTATACCCAGAAAACGTTTCTCCACGATACTCTATTCGCCCAGAAGGCAGTCTTTTTACGTTTTTTACAGTAGCCACGTATTTTTACGCATGAAATGCAGTCATAGTGGTAAACGTAGACTGCGTATACTGTATGTAAGCACCTGCCGTAAACAAAACGCCTTCTTCTGGAATAGCTACGTCTCTAGTTACCGTCGCACTCGCTACCGTACCAATTTTCATCGTACTTGTTCCCGTAGGAGAAGTAATCAAAAAATCAATGGTCCCCGCCGTAGCGGAGTTAACGATGTACGCACCTTTAAGCCTTGTTCTTCCCGCAAATATAACGTCTGCAGCAGAGTTGTTAATCCCTGCTGAAACATTACCCGCTGGATCGCCTACGGCTGCAATAGCTGTAACGGTTTTAAAATACTTTGATCCCGTTGCAG